AGTATAACGCTAACTCCTAGTTTATTAAAGGGATAATCAAAGATTGCCCATAAGAAGTCCTTGGACATCCAATTTTCGCCTACCGAGGCAATATGGCTAACACAGCACTTACTGCGAAACCCACAATACCCTACTACTGCTACTAAATTACCGTCTTTTTCTTGCCCAATACAAGTAGTGTTCTCTGGCAATTTCTCGCCCAATTTGTTACCCAACCAAGCACGCATGTAATCTTGGTCAGCCGTAACAACTTGCCTCAAAGAACTCCACCTCTCTCCATTACATAATCCGTACTAGCCCAATGCACATCAATGCCCTGGGAAGCTATTTTCATAACTACACCACCTGAATAGCCAATACCTGTAACGCCTTGCCATGACTTAGTAATAGATAATGCGCCACCCCATTGAGATTTATCCCAAATAGCGTTATCCCAAGAACCAATTTGTGCATTTTGGGCATTAAATGACACGCTTCCTAAATCATTTTGAGTGGCAAAATCCACATTTATACCTGTTAAAACGCTTGGCACTCCATTGTCAGTTTGAAATATAGGTCTAATCATGGTAAAGCGCTTTAATTGACCTCTAGCATCAAAATAGCTATATGCTTGTTGTACATCAGCATTGATATTATTTCCATTGTCTGAATAAGCGTTCCAAAAATGGCCTATGTAACCTTTAGAACCAAAGTACATTTGGTCATTGGATAGTTCCCAGCATTGTGCGTCAAAACCGCTAAAACTAGCCCATGACTTAGAAATAGTATTCATTACAAATTGTTGAGTGCCAGAATTAATTGGCACATTAATAATCAACATATTTTCAGAAGCGTAATAAGCAATTTGCCAGCCAAAATTAATTGAATATAGCGTAGCAGCTTGAGAAATAGCGTAATAAATCTTATCAGTAAGGTTAACCCTAGGGTCTAATCGGCTTGACTGTAAAGCAGAAGCTAATGGCACTAAACCGTCTTGGGTAAGCAATAAAATATCACCAGCAAACTTATAAAAGCATCTACGGTTAAATACATAACCTAATTGCCATACGCCTTTTAACGCCCATGTAGCTACGGTGCTAGGGTCTGTACCGTTATAAACGATAACCTCGCCCATATTGGTGACAAATACTGCGTAATCGTCAGCGCCTTGTCCAGCGTCAATAGTCCAAGTAGCCATACCTTGAATGTAGCCACCATTTCTAGCAATAGCACCAAATTCAAGTGGTTGTGCTTGACCAGCAATAGAATTAACTGGTAAATACCAGACCTTCATGCTGTTTTCTTCGGTGAAATATAGGCGGTTTTTGAACAAATTGACATTAACAAATTTGTTACTATTTATGCCAGTAATAGCAAAATTTACACCGTATGAACCTTGGTATGTAGCGTATGTGCCTGTTGTTGTAGCAGCCGATACAGGTGATGAAGTCATTACATAATTAAATGTATTTGCATTGACTACTGAAATGTAATATGTGCCGTTATATTGACTAGGTACAGCACCAGAAATAGTTACTATTGCGCCAGTTTGTAAGTCGTGGTTTGCAGTAGTAGTTAACTTAGCTACTAAGCCAGTTTGAATGTTTGTGCTAATAGTTTGTGCAACTACTACATAAGTGCCAATAGTTGTAGCAATGGTTGGCGGTGTTGTAGCCATCGTATAAGTAAACGATGTAGGGCTAGTAACGGTAATAATGTATGTACCGTTGTAATCGGTAGGCGTACAGCCTGATACAGTTACTTGGTTACCTGTAATTAAGCCATGTGCAGCCAAAGTGGTAACTGTAGCCAATGCCCCAGCATTAGTAATTGAATTGGGCGCAAAAGCAGGTACAGAATAGCTACCTACTACAGTAGCATTACCGCCTGGATTAGAAAGCAAAGCATAAGAAAATGTTGTAGCGCTTTGTTTTGTAATAGTAAAAGTGCCGTTATAGGCGCTTGGAGTAGCCCCAGTTATTACTACGGTGTTACCTGTAAACAAATTATGGTCAGCAGCCGTTGTAACTAAAGCACCTGTTCCAATATTGGTAATAGCTGAAATAGAATAACTAGAACCATTAGAGGTTGAATTTGTGGCTGGCGATGTAGCCATCACATAGGTAAATTGCGTAGCATTAAGTACGGTAATAATAAATGTACCGTTATATGCAGCAGGTGTAATGCCAGACATTACAATTTGGTTGCCTGTTACTAGACCGTGTGCCACATTGGTAGTAACCGTAGCCAAAGTTCCTACATGGGTAATTGTATTTACTTGTTGCGCTGTGCTTGTTGAGGCGTTACTAATCCAGTTAGTACCGTCATAAAATGTAGTAGCATCTGTACCATTACAAGCTACTAGAAAATGACCACCAGCAGTCGTAATTTGGACTGTTTGCATTTTGTCATTAGAAATGGTTTTTTTGGCTACCGCAGTAGTGCCTGACACATCCCAAATGCTAGTTCCAGCAGCGCAAAATAGCTTTTGAGTTTGTGTGCCAGCATAATTCATTAAAGTATTTACTGGCAATGGGTTACCTAACCCATCATTAATGCCAGTACAAGACTTTGTATAACCTAGTCTTAATTGCACATCAGTAGGGGTAGGAAACATATTGTTTAAAACCACAGCATCTAGCGGTGGCATTTCTGCAATAGAATCCCTAGCATTCCAGCCACCAATAGGGCTAGAAACCGAGGCGGTAACTGCGGTGCGTGGTTTAGGTTGCGCCATAATTAACTTCCATAACCAGTATCAGGAATATTGGCATAACCAATAAGCACTTTGCTTGGATATGGGGCAAATGATAGGTTTGGCGCACCCTTATCATTAGCTTTAATTACGCTTAAATAGCGCATATAGTCTTGATTTAACGCAGTAGTGTCAAAAGACTTCACTTGGAAGTATTTTAATTTTGTATACAAAACCATCAAGCGGTCATCAAATACAGTTGTATCTGAGTCTTGGGTAAAGCTATTTTTTACTTCACCAGTAGATGACCTAGCCCAACCTTTGCTACGGTATTCCCAACCAAGGTATTCATTGGTATTCATTGGAGGCCAAATTTGGAATTGATTATCCAAAATACGCCATCTAATGCGTGGGCCAGTTGAAATATAACCAGACTTTAACCATTGCCATTGTTGGGCGCTTTCAGGCCCTAATGCTTCCCAATGCTTAGACTTGTCCCATTGGGTACGGTCTGTAATGGTTTCAAAGTCAGGCGGTAAATCATAAGCTGTTTGAGATAAAACAATACTTCCAGTACCAGTACCAGAAGCCATTTGACTCATGACTATTTTTTGAGTGGCATTGTCGGCTGTGACTACATTAGTATCTTGATTAATGTTATAGCCAGTAATTTGCCATTGACTTGTTACATTGGTAAGGTCTGTTGCATATGGCAAAGACAACAAAGTTGACCCATTTATTGTAGTCGCAGTTGTTGTAATTGCTTGCGTGTAGAAACGATATTGCACCTGGAGGGCTTGCCAATCATACTCTTTAACCAATTCATAGCCAGCGCCATTCATCAATGCCAATATTTGCTGCACATCTTGGGATTGATTTCCAGCTACATAGGTAGGTACTGCAAGGTTAAGTTCTGCTGTGACTTGCTGAACTAGTTGCAACATCGTTTGGGACATATTAGGCCTCTACTACTTTAGGTTTGCGTGATTTTGGGGTTTTTTCCGCAACAGCAGCAAGTAGGGCTTCCATTTGTTCCTGCATCTTGGATAGCTTCGCATCTGTTTCTGCCTTGATTTTAGCATTTTCTTCTTTTAATGCTTGTAATTCTGCTTCTCTTTGTGCTTCTTCTGCAGAATTTGTAGCTAAATTAAGAAAAGCCTTGGCTTTTTCACGAAAAGCATGGGGTGACATCCCTGCAACCATGCCAATACGCTGCATTTGTAGGTCAGAACAGTCAGCAATAGACTCTACTGTCATGAATTTAAGTCCACGCAGTTCATCGGCTTGGCTTCTAGTGATTTGAGGCCATTGTTCTAGTGGTGTTCCTACAATATCTTGGTGATTTGCTACTTGGTTTTGATAATGCGCCCATTGGCGTGGAAAACGCTGTTTGTGGGACTCTTGGGCGTATGTATCAATCTCTGTCAAATTATCGCCAGGAATCATAATACGGACAAAATCAAATTCTTTAAAAATCGGTCTACCAGCTTCGTCTGAAGCAATGTCTTGCTTAACGCTTTTTTTATAGAATTGGACTGCTAGTCTTGAATCTGCACCTTGTGTATCGCTATCAATAGCCATTTAATTCTCCTAAAGTGGTTTAGGTACTACGGTTAAAAGAAAAGGGACTCCCCTTGTGAGAGAGTCCCAGTTTTACTACATTTTCAATTTAAAAGGGATAACCTATTAAACGGAAGCTGCGCTAAACCAACCATAATCACCTGAAGCCATTGCTACGGCTGGAGATGTGTAAGTACCAGCAGCGCCAGTAGCTACAAAGGTTGAAGCGTTAATTGCACAAGTTGTTGTGGAAGCTGTAATAGCTGAACCAGCAACAGCCCAAACTGCACGCTTACCAGCAGAAGTAAACACTTCAGCACCCAAAGGGCCAAATGTTGGTACTGTTCCACCGTTTAATGCCTGTTCTGCAACAGTTTGTGTGTCGTTGAGGTCAATTCCTGCTAGAGGGGTAATGGTATATGCCATGATTTATTTCCTTTATTAATTAATTAGACAAAATTAAATAGGGGTTTCCCCCTATCTATTAGGTTGTCAACAAGCCTTGTAGGAAGCTGTTAGAAGTAGTCAAGTTACCAGCCCAACCGTATAACTTAACGATTGCGTCTTGGTTGATTGACTGGCGTTCGCCACCGATAGGAACGAAATTGCGTTCTTTATGTGGGCGGAAAGAAATGTAGTTAGTGTTCAACATATACATATATGTAGCTGTTTCTTGTGAACCATAACCACCACCAAGTACCACATCAGCAGATGTACCACCACCGTAGAACTTCAATGAAGCAAAACCAGCAGCGCCAGATTCTTCAGCAGCAATACGCTGAATAGACTGCAATGCGCCTACATAGTATTGATACATAGTGTTACCAGCAACAATCAAGTCAGCCTTGTCAGTACCACGAATCTGCTTGATAGCAGCAGTAGTCATAGAAGCCAAAATGTTTGAAGAAGTAGCACCAG